TACAAACCCACCTTCAGCTCTATAATCTTTTTCCATACCACCAAGGTCCATGATTCCACCTTCGGCTCTACCTATTCTACCACCCATAGCCATGGCTGATATATCTTTAGTGTCAGCTCTACCTAAAAAAGGATACTTAACTCTTAATGCCGTTAATTTATTTCCTGATGTATCTTTAAATGCTTCTTGTACTTCTGCTCTAATACTAGCTACATCCATACCTTCACCACGGTCCATGATTTGATCTGTAACATCATCTGGATTTCCTAGTAATGCTGTTGCAGTAGCAAATATTCCTCCAGTACCTATAAGTTTTTTCATATCAAAATTTGGTCCTAAAGGATTAAGTTCACCTAAAGATGTTGGAACGTATTCCATAATTTTAGAACCTAGCTCTCCTAGTGGGGTTTTAGCAGCTCCTTTACTTACATCTTTTACAACCATATCCGTTAATTGATCATAGTCTTCTACATTATTAAATAATTTAGTACCTACTTTATTTTTATTCATTCCAGAACTGTCAAATGAAACTTGTTGAGTTGGTTTATTAAATAAATTTTTTATACCACCTTCACCTGTCGGTTTACTAAAGTATTTACTAAAGGTACCTTCACCAGCAGTGCCTGGAGTAAATGCAGTTTTTCCAAAAGGATTAATACCTTTTTGAAAATCCGCTCCACCTAAATATCTAGCACCTTGACCCATAGCATAATTCATTAATCCTGATTTAAGTGATGAACCTATTCTACCTGTTTGATCAAAGCTACCTATACCTGACATTGCTCCTGCAAGTAATGGATTGAATGGTGCAACGAATGGTGCAGCCTTAACTGCAATCTCTGCTACTTCGTTAGGTATAATTTTTCTAAATCTTTTTTTAAGTGAACTTCCTAAACCATATTGACGTCTACCATCCATACCCATAATACCACCATACGCTGCCATTTGTCTGTCAGGTAATACTGGTCCTGTAGGTTTTGGTTGAAAAGGATTAACTGGTTTTGTTGGATCTTGTGGTAAAGGATTGCCACCTGACATTTGTCCTTCGGCCATTGCTTGTTCCATAAATTGTTGCATAGACATAGGTTCTCTTCCCATCTCTATCATTTCATCAACGTATTTTAGATACTCTTCTTCTAGTTGAGCCATCATCATTTGCTCTATTTCTTGTGGAGACTTAGGACCTTCACCCCCTCTATATTTTATAGATGGTGCGTTAGTTTCTAATTCTTCTGAAATTTGTATATCTTCTATTCCCATGGTTTTGTCAGTTTACTTTGTTTTTGAGAACAAATCAAGAGGAGGCATAATAACTTTTACGTCTTGCGCCATCTCTTCCGCTTTGTACCCTTTAGTTTCCCAGTCTTTTCTTGTTTTAAAAACCTCTCCAGTTTCTTTGTGTCTGTAGGTTTCTTCTACTTTAGCGTCATATACTTTCATTATGTTGTTACCTCTTTTTTAATATTTAAATAACTAATAGCTACATCAAACGAGTCTGACGTGCTTGCCTGTACTGTAAAAGCTTTACCACCTTCTACTATTAACGGCTGTGTTAATAATTCTGTTGTTGTGTTTGCTGTTAACTGTGCAGATTTAATAGCTGTAATACTGTTGTTTGTAATTGTCACTGTAGGTGTACCAGCAGATGTAACAAGTATAGATTTAATAACAATAGTTTCATTGACTGCGGGAATACCAGACCCTAATGGTGTAAGTGCTCCACCTGTTGTATTATTATCTATACCTACAAATTTATATTGGTTTACTACTGCCATTAATCTAAAAAGAAGCTTCTAGCTTCTATCTCCTGTTTTAATTCTTCTTGAAATGTAGTGTTAAGTTTTTCCAACACCGCATCTAAATCTCTAACTAAAGACTGTGCTACATCTTCTTCATACTCTGAGCTTGCTCTAGTTAATGATTGTACTATCTTTGCCATTATACTGTGTAATAATTTTTCATTCTTGCTTCAATTTCTTTTCTAATATCTTCCGGTTGGTTTTGTAAATATCTTGAAAAAAAATCAACATCCGTTGTAGTATCACTAGTATCATCAGTACCATCATCAGTACCATCATCAGTAGTATCATTAACAGCTACGTCCATAATACCATCTTGTCCAGAACGCGCATTAATTGCATTTTGACTTAATTCTGTGCCACCATAAGCTCCAACATTTCCAAGTGATCTTTGTTCCATGTAAGCTTTGTAACCATCTATTCCATAACCAAAAGGTTCACCTGTTTTAGGATTTATTTTTCCTCCAATATTATTTTTTTTAAAAAAATTTGTATTCGTATTGTAAGCAAATTTACCTAACGTGTTACCTATAAAATTTATACTAGGAATTTTACTGTTAAATGAATAGTCTGGAAAATTATTTGTTAAATATGTGTTTTTTGCAAACTGAGAATCTGGACCTACATACCTATAATCAACATCTGGAACTGTGCCAAATCCAGTTAATGCAACTTCATCTTCTAAAACTGTAGTAGGAGGCGAGTAAGTCGGGCCAGTGTGAATATGAGGACTGTTATCAGGACCATCATTACTAGGAGTATTACCACCACCATAACCTTCACTTGCTGGTCCTGTTCCAGCAACACCTGCTGTGTTTGTACCACCACCTTGATAACCATAGCCACCATCTTTACCAGCATCAGAACCACCACCGTATTGACGTCTGCCATCCATACCCATAACACCACCAAAAGCTCTTGAAACTCTTTGGCCCATTGCATACATCTGTCTAGCTTGTTGTAATCTTGTAATTGACATTATCGTCTTCCTCCAGCGTGTATGTCTAACCTAAAAGTTCCTAATTTCCAACTAGTATCTACTGCAGTGTTTGATATTGTAAGAGCTATTGCTCTTCCTCTTGCACGTGTGTCTACTTTATCGGTAGAAGATGTTACAGTAAAAGGACCCAGTGATGAACTTGCTGCTGTATCATTAGGATAATTTCTTAAATCTAATTGTATAACAGCGTTTCCTTGTTGAGATATAAAATCAGGAATAATCCTACTAACTCTCATAATATTTTCACCATCACCTCTAAGGTCACCTAGATTAGTTGCAGCCCCTCTTACAACTTTTTGTGTAATGTCGTAATCTCCAGATGTAATATCAGCTGGTATGGCTGTTGTTACCCCTAGTCTTACTTGATTAACACCTGTTTCATGTTCATAGTAATATGAAACTCCTTCAGTGTTTCCTGTTACGTCAAAAGAAGTATCTGTATCTGCATCATATTGAGTTCCATGAGGTAAACCAAAAACAGCAGAATCTTGCCACGTTGTTCTAATAAACAAAGGACTTGCATTAACAAACCATATAGGTCGTTTAGCAGTAGAATCTAGATAACTATATGTGACTGACTGAGTATTAACATTAGAGTTAGCTTCTGGATAAAACCATATTACTTCTCCAAACAAGTTGTTAATGCCTGCATAAACCATTTGATTAGATGTGGTGTTAAGATTGTCATAAACATAATCTTCAACCAAACAATCCATTGATTCTAGTTTACCAGTGTATCTAAAAAAACCATTATCAGACATCCAATAAGCAGCGCCGTCAACTTCAACAGCTGCGTTCTTACCAATCAAACCACAGTTATTACCTACTTGTTCAAAAGCAAATGTAAAAGGTGTTCCAACAAAACGCATGGTAAATAAAGATGTATCAGACCAAACATAAATTGCATTTCTACCAAGTTTAGCACCAATGATCCGTGATCCGGCGGCCAGTCTTTGTGTACCAGCACTGTTTTCAGCTGTTGGTGCATAATCATTAATATTTTCTTGAGAAGAAAATCTTATAAACATATCGTCTTGTGTAGTTTTATCTCCAATAGTTGTTTCTGTTCCAAGAAATACTAAGTGACGATCCGGTGTTGACACCAGCATATCACGTGACGCTGTCGGAGCACCAGTTATAATAGTTGCTCTTGTTGCTGTTGCATTTATTGCATCAGCATCCCATTGAAAACACTCTCCATTAAAAATTAAAGCGATAAGAGTACTACCTAAATTATCTAAAGACCACATACCGGGGTCAGCAACAGTGTCTGTGTTAGCTGATGATTGACCCCAACCAGAATAATCACTGTAATCGGTTACAACAGCACCATTGCTATGAGCTGCTCTGGTTGTTCCTCGAACGGCTCTTGTAATACCTGTTAGATCATTTCCAGATACACCGGTGTAAGAAATTTCTTCAGTACCCACTTGAATAAAATTTGTTCCTGTTGTTGGAAAATTGAGTGTGGATGTTAGAGTAATACTAGTTCCTGATCCACCAGTACCATTAGCGTCATTTAATAATGCACCATTTAAAGTTGTTGTTTGAGGAGCAGTAGATGTTCCTCCATATTGAGATATACCCCATCCAAAAACTCCAACTTGATCAGGTGGTCCTACATGATAATATTGAAAGTAAGTTATGCCTCCAGAAGTTGTGGCTCCGGCTCCACTTTCATTACTTGGCATTGTAATAGTTATAGTAGTAGCACTTGGCACAGATGTTACCATAAATTTTTTATCACAAAAATCTGAAGCACCAAAATTAGATCCTGTAATAGCGCTAAATGTAGTTGTGTCACCAAACAAAATAATGTCGCCAGCTTGAAAACTATGTGCACCACCAAACGTAATAGTCACATCGGGTTGCCCATTGCTTGTGCTAAATGCATTTGTAATGGCTGTGCCTAATGGATTGACTAAAGGATGAATGTCATAATATACTTGTCCAGAATAAACATACAATATTCTATTAGTTCCAATAGCTGCATATTTAATACCTGATTTATTAACCATATGATGCAAACCTCGAGCTGCACCTGTTAATTTAGAAGCACCTAATTGGTTCCAGCCACCTATTTTTTCAGGTGTGCCATATCTAAAACGCACATTTTGACCGCCTGTCCATTGTGACTCAGCTCCGGTAGATGTAACTTGTTTATTGAATCCTGGTAAAAAACCTAGTTTTTGTAGCATAGCGGCTAACTATAACATTATTTAACATCAAAAGGAAGACCAAGGTGAAGCCTCTTATCAAATCTATTTTCAGTTCCTTGTGTGTCTATATCGTTATAATGTAAGAAAACTTGACCACAATTTTCACCTTCAAACGGTTCTCGCCAGTGTTCTAACTCACATCCAGAATATATCAACATATCTCCAGGAGATAATTCTATTTTAACAACTTTGTCTGTTTTTAAATATATAGGCCATTTTTCACCTCCTAAATTCATTGTAGTAGATATTTTACAACTAGGTCTGTCTATATGTTTTTTTAAAACATCTCCTCTTTTGTATACTCTAGCATAAGCATAAGTAGGAATTAAATTTAAGCCTGTTTCTTTTTCCATCAAAGGTTTTACTTTCATAAGCAATGTTTCCATCGCAACATCGCCATATATAGAATAAGTATTAGGAACCTGAGAATCCTCCCATTCTCCAAAGTATTTGTTAAAAGGAGATATATAAGTTGTGTCCAACAAAGTTTTACAGACTTGTCTTTTTAGTAATAGATATTCATAGGCAAAGTTAGCTATTTCTGAACTAACTGCATTTTTTATAATAGAATAATTGTTTATTTTAAAGGTCATTGTTTTGGCGTTACAGACAAGTTAAATGATAAACTAATTCTGTCCTCTGTTGATTTGTTTTCTTCTACAAAATGTTCAACATATGAAGGAAACATCACAAATCTATTTTCTTCTGGTTTTATAAAAAAGCTTAGACAATTTAATATGTTAGACTCTTTAGCAGGTAAATCACATATGCCGTCCATTCTATACATAGAGTCTTTTATGAAAACAACATTACCAGAATTTTCTGGAATCTTTAAATAAAAAATACATGCAAACTCTGAACTAGGGTGAACATGTGGTCTATTAAAAGCATCTTTATTATTTATATTTATCCAAGCATTTCTAACTTTAATTTCTAATTTTTGATCAAATGCATAAGTATTTAAATTTTCATTTATGTTTTGTTGTAGTTTGGCTATCAGGTTTAAGAATTCAGTAGATTTATGCATCGCCCCAGTTTGATAACCTCCTACATTTGTTTTTTCTTGAGAAGGTTCTCTAGATTTCATTTTGTAAGCTAATTTTATTAAAGCTTCTTTTTCAGAATCTGTATCTATAACGTCTTTTATAAAAACGGGTGTAGAAAACATAGTGAAATGTGTCATAGTGTTACCTTTGATGTTGGACCACTCAAGTCCCCTTTAGGTAGTACATTAAAAGCTATTGAGTATCTATCTTCTTTTCCATGATATTTGTTTATTTGATGATAGATATAATTAGGAAAAAGAATCATTTCATTTTTATTACTTTCAATATAATAAGATAAAGAGTTGTATTGATTATATTCCGTGGGTTCTATATTCCAAAAATCACTTTCATATGGTTTATGTATTTTTATTTGATTACTATCTTTTAAATAAAAAACACCACTTAAAATACAATGAGAATGTTTATGCATTGATGAATACCCCCCTGTTTTAGTTTTAGTGGCCCAAGTTTCAATAATTTTAAATTCTACATTTAATTTCATTTTATCATTTAACCAATCATCACAAGCTTGCATAACACTTTTTTTTAAATTAGGTATTTGATCTAACAATGATTTACAATCAGAACTTCTTAAACAATCTTTGCCTTCGATAGGAACATATGTTAAGTTTTTTAAAACATCTAATATTTCGTCACAGTCTAAATTAAATTTATATTTTAATATAGGTTCTGCAAATAAATTTAAATTTTCTACCTTCATAATTCTTTAAAATCCATGGCTATTGTTATTCTTTTTTCTTTACATTTCATAACACTGTGTGGTGTTTGTGAATTAAATAATACTAACATTCCATCTCTTTCAGGTATTGGGATCAATTTATTATTTAAATCATAAAAAATCAAGGGATTATATTTAGAAGCTTTAATTATTAATACAGAACTTATAGCATCTTTTCTATGATCATGCAGTTTTGCATGATCTCCTTTTTCATAAAAGTTAATCCAATAACATTTCATTGCCCATTTTTTATTAGTAATTCTAAACAAATTTTCACAGATGTCTTTTTCTAATATTTTAAAAAAACGATAGCTTGGATTAAATCCCGAAGTCCTTGCTTCTACTGAATTTAATTTTTTTGCCCATTTATCTTTTTCTTTATATATAAAGTTTTTAATATTATTATTAACTTTTTTATCAATGTATGAAATAGTAAAATTAATCATTTTTTTCTATGCGATGACAGAACCAGCCTGTCACAATCCATTTTTCAAAATTACAAGGTAACCCCTTGTGAGTGTGAGTAAAATCAGAAGGCCATAAAACAGTTAAACCTTTTTTTGGTTTTACTTTAATTTTTTGAAAAAGAAATTCTGTTTCTCCTCCCTCCTCTATATCATTTAAGTATGTCATAAAAACAACTTGTCTATTGACATCTTGCATAGACCCTCTTTCATAATGGTATTGAAAAAAACCACCTTCTTTAGAAGGATAATATTGAATATTAGTTCCTTCTTCATTAGTTCTTAAATATCCCCCTATGCCATAATAATTCATGTAATCATTTATAAATACAGATATTTCCGCAAAATATTCTTGTATAAAAAGGTTTTTGTTATTATTAAAAAAAGTAACATCTATTGAATTTTTAATTTTTTTATCCAACCCCCCATACGTGTGTCCCTCACCTTTGTACTCAAAGTTATTTTTATGATACTCTATAAATTTATCACATAAATCTATATTTTTTAAATTGTATGATTTTATAAAAGTTTCCATTATTTGTAGTTTATATTTATATTAAATCTTGCTTTAACATTTGTACAAGTTGAACTGGCGTGTTCCTTATGTCCTTCAAAAAATAAAACTCTGTTTTCTACAGAATTAATTTGTTTGTTTTCAAATGAAGTAAAACCATCACATGTGTTTAAAGAAAGCAAAGCTGCTTTGTGTTTGTAGGGATAATCTACGTGTATTTTATTTTTAATTATCTTTTCTGTTCTAGGATATAAATTTACTTTAATTCTTATAACCTTAGTGGATGGTATGAAAGATAATAAATTTTTTGTAAATAAGTTCCAATACTGACTTGCAACGTTGTTATTAAATACATTATGTGTCATGTAATAACTTAAATCTTCTTCGTGATTTTTGTGATGTATATTTACTTCATCTTGAAAATACCACGGAAAATAATTACTAAATATTTCTTTTTTTAACATATCTAAATTTTCTTTAGGTAAAAAATTATTTTTTATTTCGTAATCCATTATCTATATGGCTTTCCATCTGTCCAAATTACCAAACTATATCTTGTGCCTGAAGTCACGGGTTTTACTCTATGCCAGACAAAAGAAGGAAACACAATTACAGTTCCTTTAGAAGCTATGTTTCTTAAATCGTGAACTTTTTTAGGTAAATGTGGAGGGCCGTCCATAGCTATTTCTAGTTCTCCTCCTTGATATTCTGTGTAATCATTTAAACAGACAGTAACAGAAACTTTTCTTATTAAACCTACTACATCGTCAAATGGTGCACTTTTTTCATTATTTCTAGTTTTTTGATTTCGTGGTAAATAAGGTAAAGTCCAAGCATCTACGTGCCAATCATAATATTGTCCTGGATCATAAATAGTAAACTGACAATGTTCACTACAATTTAAATCGTAATTCCACCTAGCGTTTTCATTTGCTCTTAAAATATAAGGATGGATTTCATTATAAATCCATTTTTCATCTAACCAAGCTACATTAGATTTTCTAATTTTATCGTTGAGTTTTGCATCACCAATAATAGCTTTTTCTTTATTTTGTTGAAGTCCAAATTTAATTATATCATCACAAATATTTTTTGGAATAACATCCCTAAAATACCAATAACTATTCTCTATATTCATTCTAGAGAGTTTTATATATTAATTAAAATAAAAGTCTAGTTAGTCCAGGTACCTGCTTTTTGATTTGCGAATACGTCTTGCATAGTCCAAACTCCTGAAGCTCCTGTAACAACATCAACTTCTTTAACAATAACAGTTCCATCACCGCCACTTCCAGCTTGTGCGCCTACTGCTCCTTGTTCTCCAGCGCCGCCACCACCGCCGCCTGAACCATCTACACCTGGTTGGCCAGGTCCACTAGGATTTCCTGAACCACCGTTTCCGCCGCCTCCAGCGGCATTACCACTTCCAGCACTTCCATTATCAGGTCTACAGCCGCCTCCGCCGCCGCCTCCATATCTTCCGTTTGGACCCCAATAATAAGGTTGAGGTGCGCTTCCAAATACTGGTGAAGGATCTATGTTACCACCGCCACCTCCAGCGCCAGATCCCGTTCCAGTGCCGCCTGCGCTTCCAGCTCCACCACCGCCGCCAGGTATAGATGAAGAGTTGGTTGCTCCACCATCACTTCCTTCTGGTGGTGAAAAACCTCCAGCATTACCATTACCAGTGTATGGATTTTCTGGAGAAGAAGCAGAACCTCCGCCAGCTCCACCATCTAAACTATTTGTATTAGGAAAATTAGGTTGACCACCTAGACCTTGTCCCATACCAGAACCACCTCCAGTAGCACTGATAGGTCCAAAAGAACTATCATCTCCTTGACCAGTTGCAAAAGGTTGACCATTTAAGCTAAGTCCTGTTCCTCCTGCTCCAATTGTAACAGATACAGGTTGTCCTGCAGTCACTGGGTGAGCTGGAAGTAATCTAACACCTCCGCCGCCTCCAGCACTTCCGTTTGCTTGAGTTCTGTGACCTCCACCGCCGCCACCAGCTACAACTAATAAACCTACGTTTTGTGTTTTTTTAGCTACAAAAGTTCCAGGTGATGAAAAAGGTGTTATTACATCTCCTGTTGTTGGTTCATTAATTGGTCCTATAATTCCGCCATTTGCCATAATAATCTCCTTATACTATATCTTCTTCTGGAAGAAAAGAAGAACTTGATTCTTCCCATCTTCTCATTTTGTTTTCAGAAAGTGGATTTTTTTTACAAATCCAATTTGTTAAACTTTCATTCCACTCTGGTGCATAAAAGTCAAAAATTCCAATTCTATCTCCATTGTCATCTAAATCGTCAGTTAATCTATAGTTTTGAATATCCCCAGATGGAGCTGCAATAGGTGCTTCATGTAATCCTGATGTAGTGTTTAATATCCAACTTGGGTATGTTTGTTTATCTGTAAAAATGTTATGAGTAGAATTCCATAGACAACCAGGTCCAGCGTATATACCTCTCTCAGAAGTTTTATAAGTTTGCTTCCAAAAAGTATCTGGATAAGTTTCTCCTGCAGCTTCATACGCAGCTTTTAATCTAATACCTTGGGGAATATTATCTTTAACCCATTGTTCTGTTTGAGTTGAATTGTTACCACCGTTATTAGCAACGTCTTGATCTGATACAACAATAACTCTGATTACTTCGTTATTATCTACCCTACATTCAGCAAAGTGTGCCATAAATTATGACCCTCCTTAACTTAATTCCTCGTAGTTTATAGTGATAGTTGCATCTGAGTTTGCACTTGCTCCAGCTTCAATATTGTCGCCTTCTTCTAAATACAAAGCAGTATTTTTATCTACGACTACTAAAGTTGCATCCGCAGGACATGATATTGTGCTTGCAATTGCAATTGGTGAGCCACCTGATTTAGTTATAAAGACAGATATATTTACGGCTGATGAACCATCTATATTTGCTACGATAATGTTATTTACTTTGAAAACTTTTCCTGAAGAACCAGCGTTTGCTAAAACTTCAGTTGTTAAAGTAGTGGTTAATGCTGCTTGAGCAGACTTTGCTGTTATTGTTGAAACATTTGCTAAATTTGGTGCTGACATATTTTATATTCCTCTGTGTTTCTTTTAACCGAAAATCATTGCCATTACAATAGATTTTCCTGTTGATATACCAAAAGTTGATGTTGATGTAAACCCTAAAGTTCCAGAACCATCTGTTGTTACTAAAGCTTGAGAAGTAGATCCTACAGCTGCTGGTAGTGTTAAAGTATAAGAACCACTAACTGTTGCAGGTGCTTTTATACCTACAGATGCTGAGTCATCAGCATCTTTAAATTTTATTGGATTACTATTAGTTACGGCAATTTCTGAAGAATTAGCCATAACATCTACAATGTCAGGATTAGTTCCATCATTAGCTGTTGCATAAACAATTTTAATTCCTTTATCTGTAGTTGAAAAAGTTGTGCTTGTTCCTGAACCAGTAGCATATTTAAATTGAACTGTGTAAGCTCCAGAAGTAGAATTTTTTAATATGTAAAAAGTTTCTACATCATTTGGAATTGTAACAATTCTATTTCCAGTTATTGATCCTGTAAATTCTATAACTCTTGATTGAGCCGTACCTGTTAAAGCACCATTATCAACATCTAAAGGAGTTGTTCCTGCTCCACCAGCAATAGATACAGTAGCAAAGCCACCTGTTAATTGTTCTATAAGATTTAAATTTGCGTTAGTTTTTGTTCCCCATGTACCGGCGTTTTCACCAGTTGCCATTAGTTCTATACCAAGATCTGTGTATGTTGAAGCCATTATTTATATTCCTTATTTTTGTTATTTATATTGTTTATTTAGTTTTAAGTCAAACATAATTATGCTGTTTTAATTGTGTATCCTGTACTTGTTTTAGGACTTTGTGCTGTATATCCTGTACTAGTTTTAGGCGTTAATTTTTCATAGGTACCAGGAAAAGCTACTCCTGTACCAACACTAGCTTCAAGTTCTAAGCCAGTTAATCCTATTAACATTTCTGTAGGAGAAATAGCACCTGTTGAAGCTGTTGAACTTAGTCCGGTTAAACCTACTTGCATAGCTGCAAGAGATATTGATCCTACTGATGAAGTTGCACTTACTCCAGTTGGAAGTACAATAGGTGAAGAATTTATTTCAATCGATCCTATTGATGAAGTTGCACTGACTCCTGTTAAGTCATAAGCTGTTTCTATTGTAGTAGATCCCACACTAGATGTTGCACTCACTCCAGTCAGTCCCACGACATCCGCAGGAGAAATACTTCCCACAGTAGATGTTGCACTAACACCTGTTATAACAGGTGTAGAATCTATAACAAAACTTAAAGAACCAACATTAGTTGTTGCGCTAACTCCTGTTGGAGATATTACCGATGTTAAATCTAAAGTTAATGCACCAACACTAGATGTTGCACTTAATCCAGCAGGTTGTTCTAATTTATTAAATGAATCTCCGTAAGGTTCTTCACCCCAACCATTTCTACCCCAACCAACTAAAGTACCTGCGTTATCAAAACTTCCAAGTTCTGTTTGTGATTGTAATCCTGTTAGTGCTGCTATAGTAAGTTGATCAGTAATTGGTGATCCTACTGAAGACGTTGTGCTTAAACCAGTTAATTCTGCAGTAATAACTTGAGAAGCTGTAACACTTCCAACACTAGAGGTTGCACTTACGCCTGCTGGTGCAACAGAATATTCTACACCCCAACCAGAGTTGCCATATTGTTGTCTACCCCAACCTTGTTCAGGAAATGCAGCTACTTCACCTACACTAGAGGTTGCTGATACACCAGTTAAAGTAATTGTAACAGTATTAGATGCCCAGGAATTTTCGTTCCACGCTACTGAAGGACTATCACCACCCCAGATAGATGCCATAAGGAGTCCCTCCTTATGCTATCCGAAGAATTGCGTTAGATGCGTCTGCTGTAGGAAATTGAATTGTAAATGTTCCAGAAGAAACTGTTTTGTCTCCACCAAATGCGATTGCACAAACTGCTGGATCACCTGATGCTGAATCATTAAATATTAAACAACCGTTAGCTGTAAACGAAGCTGATGTCCAAGAAACATCTGCAAAATCACAACAAGCTGTATCAGTAGATAAAGCAGGAGTTACACTTGTTAGTGCTTTTCCTTTTGCAGAATAAGCTGAACCTGCCGTGTTAGAAATTTCGTTTGATGAACTATAAGCTGTAGTTGATTTATTTAAAGTAGCGCTACTTGTGTATAGAGCTAAATTAAATGTGTTTCCAGACGATGCTGTAAAATTATGTATGCCTTGTAAAACTTCTGTTTTAAAACTGTTACATACTGCTGATGTTATTGCCATAAAAAATCTCCTAATTACTGAGGCGGTGACTCGATTGGTATTCTTATTGTTCCATCCGTGTAATCGTCTCGTCTTCTTCTTCCAACTTGCATTGCTGCAAACTTTTGTAGTTCAGTTTTATATCTATTTTCATATAGTGTCAACATGTCTGTTGGACCTTTTAAAAACATAAATGCTTCTACTAAACATGCATATAATAAGCCTTGTGGGAAGTAATTACTTACATAAGTTCCAGCTGTATTAGTCTCTAAACCAGCTGGTTGAGCGTTATAGTGAATGATATATTTATAGTTTTGATCTGGTGTAGGAGCTACAAATAAAGCTCCTGATGTAGCAGTATTAGTTCCTGTTGTAGCACCACCAAACATAGAATAATATTTAGGTAAACCTTTTACATTCTGTGCTGCTTGACCTCCAGAAGGTCCTGTAGCTTCACCCACATACTCAGTGATAAAAGTTTGATCTCGTCTTTCCAACCAAAAACCTTGTTCTGTAGTAGCTGTTGTTGAATTAAATACTTGTACACCTCTTACAAATAAAGCTTTTGTAGGAACTGTAATACTATTAAAATTTTGTGCAAATTGTGCTTCTGCTTGAACTCTGTCTGAGTCCATTGGTATATCTAAATTAATTCTATGTTCTGCGTTTTCTAAAAATCTATTTATAACAGCAGCAGTAAATACGTTAGCATCTACTTCTGTGTAGTTTCTAATATCTGTTGTTAAATTTGCGTATGTATATCCAGCCATAATTAAGCTCTATCATTTAACGGTCCAATTGTACACTGAAAACCGCCTCCTGTTGCTGTGCTTCCAGCATTAGATACTAAAGGAACTGTTATTGAATTAAATTGTTGTTCGGTTGCTTGTGTTCCGTTTGGTAATGTAGGACCAACTTCTACAGTAGTTGCAATTGCTGTTGCTAAATATGATCCAAAAACCTTTGCTCCGTTTGCATGAGTAGTTGCTGTAGTATTAGGTGGTGTTATTCCTCTAAATGGAGAAGCTGTGCCTCTTGTTAATCCAGACAAAACTCCTGTACCTGTATTGTTACCTGTATATTGAATTGTTTCATTTATGTATCTTCCAAAAGTTGCACTAGTTGCATCTTGATCTACTTTTTCTATTAAGATAAAACCAGCGTTTGGAAATGCTGCAGAACTAGTTAAAGTTAAAGTATTAACTGTATCATTAATTGCACCATTTAAAGTTGTCTCTAATTCTAAAGTTGCAATTGCAACACCTCCCACTATTTCTTTAACAGATTGGAATCTAACATAAGATGTTCCTTCGTTAATTTGATTAGAAGGATAAGATACACTTAAAGTTTGAGAGCCACCTGTT